AAAAACCGGTAAAGTTTAAACTCGAACTTACGGATCAAGAGCGCCGCCAATTTACATTTGTTTCAGGTAAATTAGGCAAGGCTCTTATTCAGGCGGATATGGCTACACCGGAATGGAAAAATCTAGACGACGATGAACGCCGCGCTCAGATACGGAAGCGCATGGAGTTCTCTAGATCGGTCTTTGCAAAGACATTCAAAACGAGGGCGCTTAACCGCTACGTAGAAGAGAACCAAAAACTCCCACCAGTACAGCCGTAGGTATAATAATGGCCAAGAAGAGTAGCGTTAAAGATATGAAATGGACGCCGCAGCCGAAAGCGAAACGTCGCCACAAACCCGACGGGCTTCGCCATCGTAAGTCTTTGGGGCCACGCAGTCACTTGCGAACTAGCTTCTAATACTATACACACCGCGCATGAAGTTCATGGGCATTGATCCCGGCGCGTTCGGGGCTGTCGCTATTCTGGATAAGGATAGCCGAGAACTTGTCATCATCGACATGCCTACCCTAAAGGTCAAGCGCGGGCCGCGTGTCGTCAATCAGGTTGACGCGCACATGCTGGCCGATGCTTTGCGCGGTCACGTCACCGCCGATACTTCCGCTCTTATCGAGAAGGTTCACGCCATGCCCGGCCAAGGTGTGTCCTCGATGTTCAGCTTCGGCCGGGCAGCGGGTATCGTCGAAGGCGTGCTTGCTGGCCTGTCTGTATCTTTTGAGTTGATACCGCCTGCGACTTGGATTAAGTCTATGCGCACGTTCGGAGGGAAGGACGGTAGTCGGCAGCGGGCGCAAGAGTTGTTCCCGGATTACGCTCATCTCTTCGCACGGAAAAAGGACGACGGCCGGGCCGAAGCTGCGCTTCTCGCCTGTTACGCCGCTGAGAGGGAACAACATGAACCACCTATTCGATTACCAAAAAGTCGGCGCAGACTTTCTTTGTAAGAACCCCGCCGCATTCCTTGCCGATGAGCAGGGCCTTGGAAAAACACTTCAAGTTATTGCAGCGTGTGATACACTCGGCCTGACAAAGGTCGTCGTGATCTGCCCGGCCATCGCCAAGATTAACTGGCGTCGTGAGTTCGAGCGATGGGGAACCGTCGAGCGCGAAGTTAAGGTGTTCAGCTACGATAAGATTACCCAATCGAAGGAGGTCCGCAATGAGATTGCCAAGTTTGAGCCAGACGTTCTTGTCTTGGATGAAGCGCATTATCTCAAGAACCGTACTGCTAAGCGCACAAAGTATCTATATGGTCAGTACTGTCGCGGCGATGGCCTTGTTCGTTTCGCTGATCGTGTTTGGCTTCTTAGTGGTACTCCCATTCCTAACAACGTCAGTGATTTCTGGACACATCTCAAAGCGATTTGGCAGTACCCGCTAAACTTCGCCGAATACACAACGTATTTTTGCAAGACGTGGAGCGGACAGTTCGGCCTTCAAATCCTTGGCAACAAGGCCGAACGCATGGGCGAGTTCAAGACCGTACTGAAAGCAATCATGCTACGCCGCAAGGGCGAAGTCGTGCTGAAGGATTTGCCGCCTATCTGGTGGCAGGATGCACCCGTCGAGATTGATAACTGGAACGACAGGAAACACATCGACGATCCACGCCAAGCCGAAGCGGTCGATATGATCCTCGCGCATTCGCTTACCAATCAGGACTTGTCTACCGAGATCGAGAGCATCGCTCCGCATATCGCGTCACTACGTCGGCTGACAGGTGTGGCCAAGGCAGCGCCCATCGCCACACAGATAGCGGGCGAGTTGGCTGATGATGCCTACGATAAAATCGTAATCTTCGCCTACCACACCGACGCGATCCAGACGCTTTACGATAGGCTGAAGGACTTCAATCCGGTGGTGGTTGCAGGCGGTATGGCGACAGCCGACCGTCAGGCGGCGATTGATAACTTCCAAACCGATCCGAAGGTGCGCGTATTCATCGGCCAGATCACGGCCTGCTCGACAGCGATTACGCTGACAGCCGCAAATCAGGTGGCGTTCGTAGAGATGGATTGGGTTCCGGCGGTGAACGCACAGGCGGCTAAGCGTTGCCACCGCATCGGCCAGACAAAGCCCGTCATCGTGCGGACCTTTGGCCTTGTCAATTCTGTCGATGAGATTGTGGCTAAGACCTTAGCCAAGAAAGCCCAGATGATTTCTGAGGCTTTAGATTGATAGGGGCGGCTTTAACGTACCAAAGTAAGCGTCCGGGAAAGCCCAAACCTACCGCCCCTATCTAGAAAGGCCGGGGCGACTTCCAAACTCCCCGGCCCTCCCCTTCATTTAGAGCAAATCGTCAAGGTCCGAGATGTCTGCGGACGGACGTTCCGTCGCAGTGAACTCGTCCGCAGCAGACAGACGGCCGTCCATACGGGGGCCATCGCCTACCTTCTGAAGATTGCCCAGTGAGAAGGCAACGCCATTGTTGCCGTTCACGCTGTACGCATACGCCCGCAGTGAGGCGCGAACCTTTGCACCCGGATAGATTTCCTTGGGGTCAGTAATCGGAGCAGGCTTGCCGTTCTCGCCAGCAAACTTGCTGACAACACCGGGCTGCTGCTTCGACTTGACGTTCATGAAGACCGACCCTTCAGGGTAGCCCTTCTCTTCGCCATCGTTGCGGAAAGGCATACGGATTTTGCCGCCTTCCATCAACGACTTGGTCTTGTCTCCCCACTTCTCCTTGGCCACCGCAGCCGCCGTCGCCTTCAGTTCGGACATGTCAGTCCCGTCAAGGAATACAAGGCAGCAAGAATATACTGGCTCACTTGCACCCGGAGGGGTCTGTGGTTCGAAGACGTGCGGGTAGGAGATGACGGCTTCAGGTGTAATAACTTTTGACATCGGTGTTTCCTTATTCAACGTTGAACTCGTCTGCTGCCAACAGGGCAACAGCCGGACGGTTATCTGTATCAGCGACCATTGATGTGCCGGATGATACAGCTATGACGAGCGATGTCGGCAAGTTCTTCTTGCCCACGATACGCTCGATCTGAGGTGGCGACTTCAACTTCTTTTCGTAGATGTCGTCGTCATCCAGACCTTCTTGTGCGGCCCAAGCCACAAATTCTTCTTCGACACGCCAGCGACGGGTCGGTCGTTTCTCAACCAGCTTGTAGCCGGGAAGCCCACCGCCAGTTTCTAACAGGCTATTGGCGTGGCGGCGCAGAGATTTAATCCACTCTTCAATCAGCGGAACCCTTTCCAGAAAGTCCGCGACTTCCTGTGGAGTTAGGTCATTGACGTTTCGCACTGTGCCGAACTCGTCTTGTGCGATCTCAAGGGCGTTGTTGCGCAGGGCCGAACAGGTTCCCGCCGCCAGACAAAACTTGCAGTGATCGCCAGAGATGCGCGGTGCGTCCGGCTTCATAGCTGCGTGCGCTGCATCAATAAGGTCTGTGCCAAAGTCCATGATCTCGTCGCGGGTGTAGGTGTACCGCCGCACCGGGCCATTTTGGTGTATGGCGCGTGGTTGGACAACAACCGTCACAACCTCATTGACCGGAGCCTTGTCGCCAATCTCAAGGATTGCGCCGAGCGCATAATATTTAAGCTGCTCGTTGTCTGCGACTTCAACCGCGACACCTTGGCCGTGCTTATAGTCGATGACGTAAAGCGTGCCGCTCTCTTTGCCGTAGATGATGCAGTCCGCTGTGCCAAACATCGGCATGGGTGGGTCGAGTTTGTCTAAGCTGAAACGTTTCTCATAGCGGCATAGGCTTGGTTCCCATGTGGCCACATCTCGGATGTAGTCGATGTAAACCTGAACCGCACGCGCCATATTGTCATCAACCTTGTGGCCGTTATGCTCTTCGCCAATGAAGGCGAAGGCATCTTCATGTCCATTGATTAAGCAGAACTCACCTAGTTCATGCGCCGCTGTACCAAGTTCCGCATAGGGTGAACTCTCGTTAGGAAATGGGGCTTCAGCTTCTAACGAGCCGGGGCAGTTGATGCGGCGCTTCGCATTCGACGCGCCAAACTTTGCGTGTGCTGTCATTTCCGATACCTCTTTCCTTCTTTGCCCTCGGCGTTGATCGGGCAGCCTTCGGCCCATGCAGGAACTTG